GTACAACAGTACGGAACTAGGGTTTGCACCACGTAAGGGTTGCTTACTTTTATTTCCGTCATATGTCAATCACAGTGTACTGTCGAGTCCGAAAGAAGCAGTCAGAACCACTATTGCTTTTAACTTTGGACCAGCAGAGGTATAATATACCATGTTTTTGGCAATTAAACTGTTGACTTTATAAATAATAGAGTGTAGTATATAAAACTGTGCTACATGATTAGGCACTAGCGAAGGCTAAAAATTATAGGAGGCAAATATTATGGCTACATTAGCAGAAATTCGTGCAAAATTGAAAGACCAAGAAACAAGGTCTTCAGGTTCTAACAGAGGACCATCCGACAACGCAATCTACCCATTCTGGAATTTAAAAGAAGGTGAATCATCAACGGTTCGTTTCTTGCCAGATGGCGATAGCAACAACACTTTCTTTTGGAAAGAAAGATTAATGATCAAACTCCCTTTCGCAGGTATTAAAGGTGAGACTGACAGCAGACCTGTACAGGTACAAGTACCATGTATGGAAATGTATGGAGAGTCTTGTCCAATTCTTGCAGAAGTAAGAGGTTGGTTTAAAGATCCATCATTAGAGGATCTAGGTAGAAAGTATTGGAAGAAAAGATCATATATCTTCCAAGGCTTTGTAACTGACAATGCATTACAGGAAGATGGAACTCCTGAAAATCCAGTTAGACGTTTTATAATTGGACCACAGATTTTCCAACTTATCAAAAGTGCATTGATGGATCCAGATATGGAAGAACTGCCAACAGATTATACTTCTGGGGTAGATTTTAGAATTACTAAAACTTCAAAAGGCGGATACGCAGATTATTCAACTTCAAGTTGGGCAAGACGTGAACGTCCTATTACTGAAGAAGAGAAGGCGGCGGTTGACAAAAATGGTTTGTTTAATCTAAGCGACTTCCTTCCTAAGCAACCAAGTGAAGTTGAGGTCAAGGTAATCAGTGAGATGTTTAAGGCATCTGTTGATGGTGAAGCATATGACACAGAGAGGTTTGGACAATACTTTCGTCCAGCAGGTGTTAGTGCAAAGACAGGAGATCCAGTAGCACCTAGTACTCCTAAAGCGGAAACACCAACAACTACTGCTAGTGTAGAAACTCCAGCACAGCCGGCTCCAGAGCCAGTTGTTGAAAAGGTAGCAGAAGCACCAGTGACTGCAACCGCAGAATCTACAACTAACAATAAAGCGGAAGACATTTTAAAAATGATCCGTTCACGACAAGGCTAATAAACTTGTAAGGAGTAGGTTTCGGCCTACTCCTACTTGTTAAGAAGGAGAAGTTATGGCTAGTAAGGCATTTGACGTTTCTAAGTTTCGTAAAAACTTAACTAAATCCATTACAGGTATGAGTGCAGGATTTCATGATCCTACTGATTGGATTAGTACAGGAAACTATGCACTCAACTATCTTGTATCCGGAGACTTTAACAGAGGTGTTCCTTTGGGCAAAGTAACTGTGTTTGCAGGTGAATCAGGATCAGGTAAGTCTTATTTTTGTGCAGGTAACATTGTTAAAGAAGCACAGAAGCAAGGCATCTTTGTAGTTTTAGTTGATTCAGAGAACGCACTTGATGAAACTTGGTTAACTGCATTAGACGTAGATACAGATGAAAAGAAATTATTAAAACTTAATATGTCAATGATTGATGATGTTGCAAAAACAGTATCAACGTTTATGGGTGATTATAGAGAAATGCCAGAAGAAGATCGTCCAAAAGTATTATTTGTAATTGACTCATTAGGTATGTTATTGACTCCAACAGATGTTGATCAGTTTACAAAAGGTGACATGAAAGGTGATATGGGTAGAAAACCCAAGGCACTAACGGCACTTGTAAGAAACTGTGTTAATATGTTTGGTAGTCATAATGTAGGACTTGTAGCAACTAATCACACTTATGCATCACAAGATATGTTTGATCCAGATGATAAAATATCAGGTGGACAAGGATTTATATATGCATCAAGTATCGTTGTTGCTATGAAAAAATTAAAACTTAAAGAAGATCAAGATGGTAAAAAAGTAACTGACGTAAGAGGTATTAGAGCCGCTTGTAAGGTTATGAAAACTAGATATAGTAAACCATTTGAAAGTGTGCAGGTTAAGATTCCATATGAACAAGGCATGGATCCATACAGTGGACTTGTAGACTTGTTTGAGAAAAAAGGATTACTTACTCAACAGGGAAATAGGCTTAAATACGTTGATTCAACAGGCAAAGAACATTTAGATTATCGAAAAGACTGGACAGGCGAAAAGTTAAACATAATTATGAGTGACTTTGCAAATATGGTAGATGAGAAACCAGCAGAAGTTGTTGATGAAACAGTTGAGGAGTAACAATAGTGATTGAAGCAGAATCAAGTCATGTTATTGATATCTGGAATTTGTTCAAGGAATACATAGACAAAAAGCAAATAGAAATGGTTGCTGAAAAGTATGTAGATGCCTGTGCAGATATGGGTGTCAGTGATGAGACATTTAGAGATTCAATGGGAAGTTGTGATCATTTAGATGCGGCCATAAGTTATTACTTGGACCTAGACGAAGATGGTTTTGATGACTCAGAAGATGAAGAATGGTAATGTGGTATAGTAAAATATCTAAAGACATAAGTCATATTCCAGATGCTCTGGCATATTACGAGAATGAACTTACTGAAGCAAAGCGTCAGGTTGGTATCAAAGGTAATGTAGAAAAAGCATCTGCGAATATGCCTGGTATTGTAGAACAAAGATTTAATCAATTACAAGAACTTGAAGCAATATTAAACTACATGAATATTGAATTAAGGCGTTTAAGAAGTTCCTACTTCAAGAAATATTTAGAAAATTATCAAAGAGCACTTTCAAGCAGAGACGTTGAAAAATATGTTGATGGCGAACCAGACGTAGTTGATTATGAAAAAATAATTAATGAATTTGCACTAATGAGAAACAAATGGTTAGGAGTCTTAAAAGGACTAGATCAAAAACAATGGCAACTTACAAACATTGTTAAACTCAGAGTGGCTGGTATGGAAGATGCCTCAGTATAATTTTGTTACAAGTTTAAATAAAAAATATTGGGAATTAGGATCTCGCGAAAATGTAAAAACGTGGGACAAACATTTACCAGAAGATGTAAAAATACATATCTTTTCAGAAGACTTAGAAAAAGACACATGGTACCATAATGCAAAATTATCATCCCGAGTAATATGGTATAGCATATATGAATCGTGTCCAAAATTAATAAAATTTTTAGAAGTAGGCGATGATGATCCATTTTTAAATGGGGAGATCATGGCCAAAGAAAAATTTAAATTTAAATGGCAGGCAACAAAGTTCGCACATAAAACATTTCCAATTTTTAGAATGGCACAAGGAAAAGGCAAACTAGTATGGTTAGATGCAGACGCCATGATACATACACCCATGGACCATAATTTTTTAAATAGTTTACAACCAAATGGATACGGAATAAGTTATTTAGGAAGACCTAGTGTCTATGATGAGTGTGGCTTTATGATGTATGATTTAGATAACGTACAGGTAAAACAATTTTTAAAAGAATTTGAGGAAATGTACACTACTTTAAAACTAAAAGAATTGCGTGAAACACACGACAGTTTTATCTTTACTACATTAAGATTACAAAACAAAAACAAAAACTTATTCTTTGATTTAAATAAAGGTGCAACTACAAACAAACATCCTTTTAATAGTTCAATTCTTAGACCTAAGATGGTACACATGAAAGGTCATAATAAAAAAGCAAAGATGGGTAAGTTTCTCAAAAGGCACAAGGTAGACATCTAATGTTAGAAGCACACCTTGGAGGTCATCAAAACAAAACACACCTGGACCATGGAGCATTAGATTGGTTGATCAAAACTACAAATGCAAAAACTTTCCTTGATATAGGTTGCGGACCAGGAGGCATGGTTGAACTTGCAAAGTCAAAAGGTTTGCTAGTAAAAGGTATTGATGGAGACCACACCTTACAAAGACCAAATGAAATCGATTATACCCTACATGATTTTAGCAAAGGTCCACACATACCAGATTTTGAATATGACATCGGTTGGAGTGTTGAATTTGTAGAACACGTAGAAGAAAAATACATTCCAAAC